AGAAAAATAACCAATGATACTTGTGGTTGGAATTATAGATGTTTTGGTTGTAATTATGGTAACACATCTAATTACGCTGGGCCGAAAATAAACTCATCAGTTCCTTCAATCGGTTTACAACCTAGCTCAACTTATTTTAAAGAAACTGCTTGGCAAGGTAGCAGTGGATCTCCAGATCCAGGCGTTCCAATAGCAGATGAAAATGATAAAACATTTTTAGGAACATATAAAACTAATTTAAGCAATAATACATATAATTTATCAACATTAACTTATAAAGGAGAATGGTCACCAAATACAACTTATAATATAGGTGACTTTGTTTATGTTGATCCTATAGCTTCTATAGATATTCAATCAGAAACTACTGATACAAAATATTTACTTAAACCTAAATCATTTTATGTCTGTATATCTAATAATATATTAGGAAAGTTTCCTGAGAATAATACGAATGTGTGGAAACAGGATAAATGCTCAAAAACATTGCGTGGTTGTTTGTTAAGATTTCAAGATTTTCTTTTATCCAATGATGGATATTTACCGTTTGGAGCTTTTCCAGCAACATTCCCTTATGATAACGAAGCTAAATAATGATGTTTTAAAAAAAATAAAAACATATTCTATTACGAATCCAAATATAGAAGTTTGCGGTTTTGTTGTTAAAAAGGATAATGTATTAGACTTTATAGCAATTGAAAACAAACATCCAGATTCTCAGCATAATTTTTTGATATCTCCATTAGATTATTTAAAAATCAAAAAAGACTATAATATTCTATACTTATTTCACAGTCATTTTGAAAATGCATTTTTTTCAGAAACAGACTTAGATTATCAAAAGTATCATAATATAAACATGCTTTTATACATAATAAAAGAAGATTGTTTTTTGGAAATGATGTGTAAATAATTAATATAATTATGGTCAACATAAAATTACATGGAATTTTTGAACAATTTGTAAAAACAGAATGGGTTTTGAATGTTAAAACAGTCGGAGAGGCTTTGGAGGCTATTGAGGCGAATAGCGGCAAATTAATAATTGGATTGAATAAATTGCAAGAGTATCTTACTCATTTTATAATATATGTTGATAACAAAATTGTATCATCTGAATATCTTTATTCACCAATTTTAAAAAAGAATTCCAATGTAGAAATCGTTCCTTTATTAATGGGTAGTGATTTTGGATTAAGTTTGATTTTGTTAGCTATATCAATAGGTATTCAATTTTTAATAACAAAATTATTAAGTCCAAAAAATCCGATAGATGTAAAATCTAATTCAAAATATTTTTCATCTTACGAAAATGTTACAAAAAGAAATTTTCCTATTCCTTTGGGTTATGGAAGAATAAAAATTGGAACAATTGTTATATCTAATAATGTAGATGTAGTTAATATAGGTGGCTAATATGAATATAAGATTATCATCAAGTGATAAAAGTTTATTTGATTCATTTGGAATTTCTGACTCTTTTACTTTTAGTTCTGAAGTTTTTTATAGTGCTATCGATTTAATATCAGAAGGGCCAATAGAAGGTTTGTGTGATATAAATGGTAATACATTAAATTATTTAAATTTATCATCTTCTACAAATAGTTCCGCTGATTCCTTGGCTTATGGAATATATTATAATGATGTATCAATTAGAGATAAAAAAACTAACTTATTTAATATATCTTCTTCAGAATTTAGTGTTTCTTTGGGAAATGAGATAACAAACAGTCCTAATATTTCTAGTTGCGTTTACGAATATAAGTCAAAAATATACGATTTAAATTCAGATTCAGGTTTTGTTTTTGGTTATAATACATCTAAAACAGGATTAATAGATGGAAAGTTTAATAATAAAAGCACTCCTTTTAATGAATTAGTGGGAGATAGTAATTTAAAAAAATTAATTGATATAAAAAATACTACAAAATGTTTTACTCATTATGTAAAAAATAAATATACCGATTTAATTAAAGTCATTATTTCTTTGGATGAATTATATTATATTACTAATGCGGGAGTTAATTTTAACAATAATGCTGATTTTGTGATTTGTGTCAGCGATTTAACAAGTGGTCAAAATCAATATTTATTATTTCAGTGTTACATGATTGCTAAACAAAATCCAGTTTTATTAACTTTTGAAATAAATTTAGGAACAACAAGTCAGCAAAATAATTTCAATTCTAATTATGTAATTAATATTTACAGTATAAATAGAAGATATCAAGCCTTACAAGTTGGAAATTTAGCTAGATCTATTAGTGTTAATAGCGTAATAGAAATTTGTAATAATAAATTTGGATTTCCATTTTCAGCTATCTGTAATAATAAAGTCAGCGCAAAACATTTCGCATCAGTTCCTGTAAGAAGTTTTGATTGTAAAATGTTAAAAATTAAAGTTCCAAGTAATTATGATTCTGAAATAAGCGAATACGACGGAGATTGGGATGGAAATTTTAGTAAAAATTTAAAATGGACGCAAAATCCTGCTTGGATATTGTATGATTTATGCACTAATACTAGATATGGATTAGGAAAAGCTGTTTTTTCCGAAAATGATATTAGTAAATGGGATTTTTATAAAATATCGAAATATTGTGATGAGCTTGTTAAAACAAATAATGCAACAAAATATCCTTATCAAAATTTCACAGTTTCTTCTATTTATAATGTAAATGAAGAAGGTTACAACACAATACAAATATCTACTACAGATGATATTTTCACTTTAAATAACAAATATCCTTTTGGGGGAACTCTTTTTTTATATGATTTAATAAATGAATCAGGAGAAACATTAAATTTAAATCTTAAAAAAATAATTGGTAATGTAACAACAAATGGCAGTATTGCGACTATCAAATTATATAATGATTTTGGACCTAGAAAATTTATTGAATCCGATCCAACAGGAAACTTTTTAAGTAAAGTTAAGACTTATGTGTCATCAAATAGTGCTTTTTTGAATAATGAAGACAAAATAAAAACTTTTGCTTTGAATTATATTTCAGGAAGACAGCCTTATAATTATACGGTTGGATCTGCAAATGAATCTGTATCTAAAATTTATTCGTCTAAAAGTATTTTTGATAGTTCGTTAAAGATTAAAAGCGGAAAATGTGTTGCGAAAAATGATGGTTTTAATGATTTCTTGGAACCTAGATTTTCAGCAAATATAATTTTAAATAGTCAGACTGAAGCTTTAAAAGTTTTATCAGATTTAGCTTCTATTTTTAGAGGATTTTTCTATTTTAAAAATGGTTATTTGAATGTGAATTCTGATATTGAAAAACCAATTTCTTTTGTCTTTAACAATTCAAATGTAAAAAATGGATTGTTTACATATTCTTCATCTGCTTTAACAAATAGCTTTTCTGTAGCCAAAGTTTCATATCTTGATCGTTTGGATAACTTCAAAGATAAAATCGTTTATATCGAAGATTCAAGCTTGATACAAAAATATGGAATAATAGAAAATGAAATACTTGGTTTTGGAGTTACTTCTAAATCACAAGCACAAAGATTAGGAAAATGGTTCTTAGCCACAGGAAAATTAGAATCAGAAGTTGTTGGTTTTACCGCTGGTTTAGAAATAAATTATTTGAAACTTGGTGATATTGTAAGAATAACAGATGCATTAAAGAATTCATCTATTGACTATGGAAGAATAACTTCTTTAGATTTTGAAAATAAATATATATACATTGATAGAGAAGTTTCTGCGAATTGTTTGGGAAAAATTATAAAAATTACTTCTATAACCCAAGATGAATTTAGAGAGTTGTCTTTTTATATAAGTCAGGTTGATAATAATAATTTAAGATTAAAATTAAGCAATGAATCTTATGTGTCATGGAATGTAATTCAAGGTGTTAATGTTACAGATGGTGGAAAAACAATTGCTGGAGATAATATTGGAGTTGATTCTTGGACAAGAAAAACTTTTACAAAACAAAATTATATAGAAACATGTCAAATATCTTTTAAGGTTTCTTTTCTTGGTGTTCTTTTAGTTTGTGGCTTGAGTGAAATAAATAATCCTACACTTGATCAAACAGATATTAATTATGGTTTTGAAGTAGACGCAAGTAATAACTTGTATTATAGAGAAGATGCGGCTCAAGTTTCGTTGAGCAGTCAAATTACAACAAACGACGTTCTAAAAATAATTTTTGATGGTTCTAATATATACTATTATAAAAATAGTTCTCTTTTAAGAACGACTGCTAGAACTGTTGGTCAACCTCTTTATGGGGTAGCGGCTTTTAATACCTCTTATGCAAAAATAACAAATATAAATTTTTCTCCGTTTCCAGACATCTCTTATGGAAGTTTTTCAAATCTTCGTTCTGATGCTTCGTTTACAATTTATTTAAATGAAGAATCGCAAAAAGATGATTTATATAGAATAACTAACATAAATGAAATATCTTCAAACGAATATTCTATTAGTGCTGTAAAGTATGATAATGAAAAATTCAATATTATTGAAAAAGATGAATATGTAAATGAAAAAACAAACGATCAAAAAGAAATAGTTTTTTCGACAGATAATTATATATTGTCAGCTTTTACTGACACAGAAATATCTCAATTTGTCACCAATAATACTATTTCCGTAAGAGATATTAATTATTTAACATCCATAAATACAGATTATGATTATTCGTTTATTATTGAAAATGAAACATTAGAATCAAGTTTTACATTGAATAAATACCAGCAAATGTCTATTGATTTTGTGAATCTATTTGTTTCATCCAAGATAAATAATAACCCAAATATATATGGTTTATATTGTGTGGTAGTAAAAAATGGAAAAACGATAAGATTTAAAATAGAAAAATCTTCAGCTAAAATAGTTACTATCTTTTTAGGTGAAAAAAATGCAAGCATGAATAATTTTAGCCCGAGTTATTCTATAGATTTTTATGCATTTGATAAAAATTTGAAGATAACTAACGTGTAAAGTATAATATGGCTTTTATTCCTAATAGTGGAATTGATTATGGCAGCGCATTTGAGATAATAAATATAGATGCGCAGTTATTTGGCGCATACTCGTCAAAAAATACTTCTGTTTCTGCATCTATATATGGCTTGGATGATACTATTCCATTTGTTGATTGCTTTATTGCTGAATCAGATGTTAAATTAAATTGGTCTGTTCAGAGACCAGTCAATAATGAATTGATATCAGGATATATTCCTGATGTTGGATTTTCGGGTTTTGAGATAAAGTATTATGATTTTAATAGAAATTATTTATTTGATTATCCGATTTCTATAAAAAATACTGAATACAATATAAATTCAGTAAGTTTATTGCAGCAATTTAGTAATTTTACTGGTGAAAATAATGTTAGTGGTTTAAATAAATTTTTTATTGATATAATAAGCGTCGATAATGTAGGGAGAAGAAGTACTGGTATTGCTTTATTTGACTATGGTGTTCCTCAAGTTAGCATCACAGGGTATAATGTTAATAATTCTGTAACTGTAAATTTAAGTTATAATTCAATATCAAATATAGAAAAAGTTTCTGTTTTTGCTCATACAGGATATGATTTTGATATTTTAAATGATGCTTTTTTATACACAACAGAATTAACAAATAATTTTTATTCTGTTCAAATACCGGATTTATCTTTGTTATTATCTGAGTCAAATGGTTTTGACAATCAAATAAGACAACCATACTATTTATCTTTTATTCCATATAATTATCTTACAAGCGGAGAAGTTGTAAGGTCTTCTGGTATTAAACCATTATCTTATGATATCGCAATTTTACCAGAAAAAATACAAAATGTAACGGGTTATGTAAGTTCTAAACTAAACAGTATTGATAAAAATTTAAATTTGCAGGCTTTTATAAAATGGGATTCAATTGGTGCTGCTCAAGATGCTAGTTTTCATATTTTAGTTGAAGAAAGCGGTAATAATAAAGATAAGTATGATTATTACCAAATTAATAGAACTGTAGAAAATATATCTTCTATTGTTAACGGTACTGGAACAGGAATAAGTACTGGCATTATATTTTCTAATTATGGATCTTCTGGAATACAATGGAGCGACCATACTATTTATGTAGATAATTTTGGATCTTATCCAAGTGGAGTTTTTGATTCTGTAACTGGTCTAAATTATATAACAGAAATAAGAATACCTTCTGGTGTTTCTGATTCTTCTGAAATTTTTTTATGTTATAATTATACTGGAAATAATCAGTTTCAATTTTTACCTTCTGGTGGTTATTATAGCGGAACTATATATACTGGCACATATTCAGACAGTAGATATTTACCAGTTTTTACTCCAGATATAAGTGGTTTTAATGACTTAAATGATACGGTAACAGGCATACAAATAGCAAAAAGAATAACTGGTTTTGCCGATTTCGTATATTCGACAATTGATCCATCGTTTGTTTTTCCAGTAAAAGAAGATACTAATTATTTTGTAAAAGTACGCGCAATAAATGTTGATGAAGTGGTTTCGGAGTTTTCTGATACTTTATATATCACTTCTGGGTATATTAATCAGGCTATAAATTTATCACCATTAAGTGGTAAAAAAGTTATTGATGGCTCGGGTGTTAGTGGATATATACCAGTTTTTTCCGATTCAGATACTTTAACAACAGGAACATTATATTATAGTGGTAGTAATAATCTAGTATTTACAGAATTGCCAACAACAACTACTACTGAAGAGTTGTATAAATTAGTAATTGAGAATAATGTAATTAAAAAACAATTAGATGCTGGTAATGGAACAGCATTAGTAGATGAATTTACTCAAGCAAGTCATGGTTTTATAGTTGGAGATGTTGTTAGATTCGATGGAACAACTTGGTATAAAGCTCAAGCTGATAGTGCAGAACACGCTGAAGTTCAAGGAGTTGTAAGAACAATAGTTGATAGTAATACTTTTAAATTAGTATATGATGGTCTAATTGAAGGATTAAGTGGTTTAACACCAGGAACAGTATACTTCTTGTCTCCAACTACTGCTGGAGCAGTAACATCTACTGAACCAAGTAATTTTGGAGAAGTATCAAAACCAGTTTATTTTGCTTTAACAACTACAAGTGCAAATGTTTTAACATTTCGTGGTGTAATAATTGAGCCTCAAAGTGGATCTTCTGGAACTTCTGGAACAAGCGGTGATCCTGTTATATCCTCAACTATCGCTTATTATAATAATTCAACTCAAAGTATTTCTTCAAATACAAATACAAAAGTCACTTGGTTAACTTCAGATACAGCAAATACTCAAGGAACGACTGGTTTAACATTTAATGGTACAGATAGATTTACAAATACATCTGGAAATACAATAGTTATAACAGTAGATGGATTCATTGGATGGAATAGTGCAGGTACTTCAAATACATCAAGGGCGGCTTTTATTGTAAAAAACGGGAATGTTTCTTCGTCTCAAGGTAGATATTCCTACACAAATATTCCCGCTGTATCTACTTCAGATTATCCATCTACAATTTTTTCTTCTGTCTTGGTTTTAAATAGTAATGATTATATTGAGATTTATGTTTGGCATAATGATTCTGTTAGTCAAAATATTAATGCTCAAAGTAATTATCCAGGAAGTAGAATAATAATTTCTAGAAACGAAGGAGTTGCTGGTACAAGTGGTTCATCTGGAACAAATGG